CGGCAAAACAGGTGGTGGCGCAGGCGGTAATAGTTCGGTTGCGTTCGCAAGCGGAACGATTACCGCAACGGGTGGTGCAGCGGCGAACTCAAACATTCAAGTTTCTTACGCAAATGCGGTTGCGGGCGCAACCAACAGCGGTCAAGGCGCAACAGGTTCTCTTTTTAGACAGGAAACGCATTTATCAGAAGGTGCCGTCATCACTGGTGGCAACGGTGCATACATTGTCGCAGGTGGCGCAGTCACCGCAGGCGTAGGAATCGCTGTCACCGTTGGCGGACCCGGCACAGCAGGCACAAACGGCGCAGCAGGCGGTAGCGGTTATGTGTGGATTGAGTACCTAGCATGAGCGAACGGACAGTTGCCCATGTTGCGCCGAATACGACTGATGGTGTTGTGGTGAATATTTCTGTGAAGTCTGCGGATTGGGTGAATGATGACCCGACGCATCTCATTGAATACACCGATGAAGCACCTGCGGCTATCGGTTGGGCTGTGAAGAACGGTGTTGTCATCGTTCCACCACCACCTCCTGAGCCTGACGAAGGGGAGTAGTTGTGGCTGGTCGCCGTGTGTTGGGTTATGTGTCGTCGTGGAACACGGTGCTTGCTGGGCTTGCCGAGTACGGCATAGCGACTGGTGGCACTCCATCAGCGATTACAGTTGGCGGTCAGTCGTACACGCTGCTGACTTTTACAGCGACAGGCACTTTGACGGTGACGAAGGCTGGTCTGTTTGATGTTCTCGGTGGTGGCGGTGGCGGGTCAGGAAGTCGCTCCGAAGGTGGTGGTGGTGGTGGTGGTGCAGGTTCTATTTGGGAAACCACCATTTATCTAGACGCAAACCAGACGGTCACTATTGGCGGTGGTGGTACGAAGAACACTGGTCACCAAGGTAGAGCAGGGCTTAGTGGTAGCGCTTCTGTTGTCGGAACTAAATACACTGCAGTCGGTGGTGGTGCTGGCGGTTCGCAAGATAGTCCAGTGGGGCTTAGCGGTGGAAGCGGTGGCGGCGCTTCCTATGGCTTCACGGCCAGTGCCCTAACGATAGGGCGAAGTATTGACGGATTCGGTTTCAACGGTGGTCAAGTTGGCACAAGTTCGTACCCGAACGGTAGCGGTGGTGGTGGCGGTGGTGCTGGTGCGGTTGGTGGAAACGGCTCAGTCAATAACGGTGGTGCTGGCGGAGCAGGTAAAGACATTTCTGCGTTTCGTGGCGAAGTTGCCACTACCACTATTCGTGGTGGTGGTGGCGGAGGTGGTTCTACGGGTGGTAGCGGTGGTGCGGCTGGTTCAGGTGGTGGCACGGCTGGTATGTCTTCTACAGACGCAGCCGCAAACACGGCAAGCGGTGGCGGTGGCGGAGACATCTCTGGCTCTCAAGGTGCTGGTGGTAGCGGTTTCGTTCTCGTAAGGTTCAAGGTCTAACTATGGCACATTTCGCTTTGATTGAGAATGGGTGCGTGAATCGGGTAATCGTTGTGTCAAACGATGACTGTGGTGGCGGTGACTTCCCAGCATCAGAAGCAGTCGGGCAGGCGTTTATCGCATCACTCGGACTCGCTGGCGTATGGAAGCAAACTTCGTACAACGGCAACTTTCGTGGCACATACGCAGGTCCCGGTATGTCTTATGATGCTGACTTAGATGAGTTCGTAACACCACCAACAGAAAGCGACACCGATGAAACTGAACTGTAAACACAAAGCCGCACTCCAGTCCTACGCCCGTAGCGTCGTCGGAGCAGTAGTCGCAGTCGCAGCCACGGGCAACTATGCGCCAGATGACTTAGCCAAGGCTGCTGTCGCTGCGCTGATTCCACCTGTATTGCGTTGGGTTAATTCAAGCGACCCCGCATTTGGTAGGGGTTCAGAAAGCAAATAAACAATGGATTTGGGAGACCTTCTCAATGAGAAGGAGTGGCGTAAATGCCGTGGACCAGACAACGCAACAACAGATGAACTGTTGGCTGCGTTTGAACATTTCTGTTTAGAGTACTGGTTTATTCGTCACCCTGAACGGGGACGAATCAAATTTGTGTTGCGTGAAGCGCAAACAGAAACAGCGAAATCGTGGATGGAACACCGCTATACGATTGTTTTGAAAGCACGCCAAATAGGTTTCTCTACATTGGCTGCCGCTTTCGTATTTTGGGAAACATTCTTTTGGGCTGACCGTTTCATAGTCATGTTGTCTCGCACCGAACGTGAAGCATCAAAGTTGCTGCAAAAAACTAAGTATGGTTACAAGATGTTGCCGGGATGGATGAAGGTTCGTGGCCCTCAACTAATTTCTGATAACCAGTTGAAGATGTTGTTTGATAACGAGTCCGCTGTCGAATCTTTGCCTTCGGGTAATGACCCTGCTCGTGGTGAAGCGGTGTATCGGGTAGTTATTGACGAGATGGCGTTCCTTGCTAACCCTGATGAGGCGTGGGCTTCTATTGAACCAATTGCCGACGTTGGTGGTCGTGTTATCTGTTTGTCTACGGCTAACGGTGAGGGAAACATTTTTCATGATTTGTGGGTTGGTTCACAAACCAAGACGAATAGGTTCGTTGGCATCTTTTTTCCTTGGTCTGCTGGTGAACGTGATGATGCTTGGTATGAGTCTAAGAAACGGGATTTGCCTGATTGGCAGTTGGCTCAAGAGTATCCATCTGACCCTGATGAGGCGTTTATTCGTTCGGGGCGTCCTGTGTTTGATTTGGATGCTTTGCGTAGTTTGGAGTTGGTAGAACCGTATCGTGGCTATTTGGCTAAGTTACCCGGGCGTGGTGTGTACGAGTTCCGTGAGGATGGTGGCGAGTTCGCTGTTTGGGAGTTTCCGAAGTTGGGTGAAGTGTATGTTGTGGGCGCTGACGTGGCGGAGGGTTTAGGTCATGGTGACTATTCGTCTGCCCATGTTTTGAATGCTTCTACGGGTGATGTTGTTGCCCATTGGCATGGGCATGTGGATGCTGACTTGTTTGGTGAAGAAACGTTGTATGCGATTGGGTATTGGTACAACAAGGCTTTGATTGGGGTTGAGTCCAACAACCACGGGCTGACAACCCTGAAAGGGTTGCAGCGTGTGGGTTACAAGAATTTGTTTAGGCAACGTAGGTTGGGTCAAAGGAATCCTACGGTTTCGGAAACGTTGGGTTGGCGTACTACAACGGTTTCTAAGCCTTTGGCTATTGACGAGTTGAATGCTGGGTTGCGTGATGATGTTATTGGGTTGTTGTGCAAAACGACGATTGCTGAGTTGCGTACGTTTGTTCGTGAGGCGAACGGCAAGATGCACGGCTCACCTCATGATGACAGGGTGATGTCTTTGGCTATCAGTAACCAGATGTTGAAGTATGTGTGGTTGCCTGAGTATCGGGGTTCGGACACACCGAAGCCGAATACGTTGGGTTGGTGGGAAAAGCATATTATTCGTGAAAAGAAACCTGAAAGGGTGCCGATTGGTGCTTTTAATACAAGAAGTAGCAGTTAGGGCTAAGGGTGATGCAACATTTTGTTTGTGAACCGTGCGGAAAGTCTTTTGAGGCTGAGGTATTGCCCCGCCGTGGCTCGGTTTGTTTCAAATGTCATGTTTCTACGATTCGTTTAGGTTTCACGTACGGGCAGGAAGATTTTCATGGTCCGACGATAAGGGAACGTCAAGCCAAAACTGTGGCTGACGCCAAAATCAATGGGTATAACCCAGAACCTATTGGGAGTCGCTGGGTTTGATGTGGAGGCTATTCTTGTCCCGCTTGCGGTTGCGATTATTTCTGGGCCGGTAGTTGTTGTGTTGCAACTGTTGCGTAGGGAGAACTCTGAGCAGCATGCGGAGAACGGCAAATTGTTGACTCGGGTAGCGAACAAGGTTGATGAGGTTTCATCAAAAATTGACGGTCACATTGGCTGGCATGAAGGGAAAGAGAAGTAATGGCACGCACATCTAATTACGACATGTTGAAGAAGTATCGCAACAAGTTGGAGCATTCTCGTCGTTGGCGCAAAGAAGAAAAGTATGACGATTTGTGGCAACGGATGATTGACCTGTATCGGGGCAAGCATCACCGTACAGACATCAAAGAGGACCAGTTGTTGGTCAACATGGCGTTTTCAACGATTAACATCGTTGCCCCATCTGTTGCTGTTAACCATCCGAAGATTACCGTGAACGCACGGCGACCAGATGACGCAGACAAGGCGATTGTTACGGAAGCAATTGTGAACTATTGGTGGCGTCATTATGACTGTCAGAAAGAGTTTCGTCGTGCAGTTAAAGACACTTTGATTTGTGGTCACGGTTGGGTGAAAACTGGATACCGATATGTGGAAGAAGAAAAAGTTACAGAAAACAATTTTGATTCGTATGACGAACTCTTGGAAGACCGTGAGGAGAACTCTGCGGAATCTAACCTGATTGTTAAAGAGGACCGCCCGTTCGTGGAACGGGTGTCCCCTTTTGATATGTATGTTGACCCTGATGCAACTTCTATGGAAGATGCACGTTGGATTGCTCAACGTGTCCGTCGCCCGATGGAAGATGTCAAAAAAGATAAGCGTTACAATTCAACTGCTCGAGCAGAAGCAACCCCTAGCCATTACACCAAATGGGGTCAGGATTCGTTTCGTCCTCGCCGTTCACAAGACCCGCAGGATGCTTATATAGAAATTTGGGAGTGGTACGACATTGACCGCAATACGTTGTCTGTGTTTTGTGACGGGTCGGACAAGTTCCTTGTCGCCCCGAAAGAAATACCGTTTGCTTTCGGTCAACCGTTTGTGATGATTCGCAACTATGACGTTCCTGAAACGTTCTATCCGATGGGTGAACTGGAAGCGATTGAACCGTTGCAACATGAATTGAATCAGACTCGTACACAGATGATGAATCACCGTAAACGGTTTTCACGCAAATGGTTGTACAAAGAGTCGGCATTTGATACTGATGGTCGTCAAGCATTGGAATCGGATGAAGATAACGTGATGGTTCCAGTTATCACTGACGACAATTTGAGCAACGTTTTGTCCCCGATGCCTGCGGTCATTAACCCGCCAGAGTTGTACAATCAGTCTGATTTGATTTCGTCGGACATGAACCGTGTTTCTGGTGTGTCGGAATATCAGCAGGGTGCAATGCCAGAAATTCGTCGTACAGCCACAGAAGCAGCAATTGTGCAGGATGCTTCGAATGCTCGTGCTTCAGACAAGTTGGCTATCATTGAACGTGCTATCGGTGACTGTGCACGCCATCTGGTGATGTTGGCTCAACAGTTTATGACTGGTGAGCAGGCTGTACGAATCATCGGTTCGGAAGCCCAACCGTTGTGGCTGACTTTTGACCGTGACTATATCCAAGGCGAATTTGATTACGAAGTTGAGGGCGGTTCTACTGCCCCGATGAACGAATCGTTCCGTCGCCAGCGTGCCCTTCAAATTGTGGACGCTATGGCACCGTTTGCTGGGGCTGGCATTTTGGACATGGGCAAAATGGCTGCCTACGTCCTTCAGTACGGTTTTGGTATCAAACAGGCGCAAGGGTTCATTTTGCCTCAACAGCCGATGGGTCCTGAGGGCATGCCACCTGAGGGTGGGATGCCACCACAGGGGATGATGCCACCGCAAGGGATGACTCCGGGTATGGGTGCTGCCGAGATGCCACCAACGGGTGGGATGCAGATGCCTTCTAACATTCCGCCTGAAATTCTTGCCCAATTGTTGGCTCAGGGTGCCCCTTTGCCGAACACGCAGTTGCCTAACGAACAAATTATGTAGCGTCAGGTACTACTTGTAGAGCAACCGCCGAAGGAGGACTCTAATGAGTAATTTTGATAACACCGTTGGAAACGTTACTGACGCACCCATCCAAGATGGGCAGGCAGATGCGATTGTGGAGACTGGTGAAGCCTTACAGGCTGAACCCAAAGAGTATTTTGCTTGGGACGAATATGGCGACAAATCTGTCAAAATAGTTGTTGATGGCGAAGAAATTGATGTTCCGCTTTCTGAGGCGCTCAGTGGTTATCAGCGTCAAGCAGACTATACACGCAAGACGCAACAACTTGCTGAGCAACGAAGAGAGGTGCAATTTGCGGCCGCTTTGCAAGAAGCCTTGCAGAACGACCCGACTAGCACCGTGGAATTGCTTTCACAGCATTATGGGGTGAATCAGCAACAATTGTCCGAAGAGGACGAATTGATGATGGACCCAATGGAGAAGCAGTACCGTCAACTTGAAACTCGAATTCAAGCATTTGAACAGGAGAAGGCAATGCGAGAGTTAGAGAATCAAATTGAATCTTTGTCACGGAGATACGGAGAAACTTTTGATGCCAATGAGGTTGTCGCTAAAGCGCTGGCCACAGGAAGCACCAATTTGGAAGCAACCTATAAACAGATTGCGTTTGACCGTTTGTTTGACAAGACTCGTTCACAGGAGTTCGCCACAAAGGTGAAAGCCGATGAAACGAAGAAGATTGTTGAATCTAAACGGGATGCCGCAATTGTGTCTAAGGGTTCTTCTGCGAAAAGTGCGGACGTGTCTTCTAAACCTATTCGTAGTGTTCGTGATGCTTATGAATCTGCCAAACGGCAATTAGAAGGCTAACGAAATTTCAACCATCAACTTTAAGGACTAAATATCATGACAGCAAATGCAAATTTTGACTCACTACTTTCCACAACGCTTGCGAACTATCGTTCGCAACTTACGGACAACGTGTTCACTGCACGTCCGTTGACCTATTTCCTCATGGATAAAGGTCGCATCCGTATGCTTAACGGCGGTACGAAAATTATTGAGCCACTCATCTACGGGCAGAACAGCACCGTGGGTTCGTACTCAGGGTACGACTCGTTGAGCCTGACCCCACAAGAGGGCATCTCGGCCGCAGAGTACGAATGGAAGCAGTACGCTGCATCCATTTCAATCTCGGGCATTGAAGAAGCCAAGAACAACGGCGAACAGGAAATCATTAACCTGTTGGAAGCGAAAATCATGCAGGCTGAAGAGTCAATGCGTGAATCGTTCAACACGATGTTCTTCGCTGATGGCACTGGCAACGGTGGCAAAGACTGGAACGGCTTGGGCAACCTTGTTGAAGCAAGCGGCACTGTTGGTGGTATCAACCGTGCAACTTCTGGCAACGAGTTCTGGCGTTCATACGAGGAGAACACCGCAACTGCGTTGACTCTTGCTCAAATGGCAACGGCATACAACACCGTGTCGGTTGGTAATGACCACCCAGACATGATTCTTACGACTCAAACCCTGTTTGAGAAGTATGAAGGTTTGTTGCAGCCACAACTTCGTTACACGGACACCAAGACTGCAGATGCTGGATTCCAGAACCTGCTGTTCAAGGCTGCCCCAATTGTGTACGATGTTCATTGCACGGCAGGAACGATGTTCTTTTTGAACAGCAAGTATCTGACGTTGGTCGGTCACAGCAGCAAATGGTTTGCTCAAACTGAGTTCATCAAGCCAGAAGATGTTGATGCCCGTTATGCACTCATCATGTGTTACGGCAACTTCACGGTTCGCAACTGCGCCAAGCAGGGCAAACTGACTGCCAAGACAGCCTAAGTAAGTAACTAGAAACCAAGGAGAATATCATGCCACTATTAGCAAATTCAACAGACGGTGCAATCACACGCAAGCGTCTGGAGACATGGGCAGCAAAAGAGGAAAAGGTAACTGTTGTTGCCGCCACTGATGCCGCCACCGTACAAGCAGCAGCAACTCTTGCTGGTGCAGCACGGACACTATACACAATGACCCCAACGGCAAGCCGTACCTTGACCACACCAACTGGTGCGGAACTTGGCGCAGCGTTCACAGACGAAGGTGTTGGTTCAAGTTACCAATTCACCGTAGTTAACGTGGCAGCAGCAACGCACCCAATCGTGGTGACTGCTGGTGCTTCGGGTGTGACCCTTGTGGGTGCGTCAGCAACTTTTTCGGTTGCAGCAGCGTCATCGGCGTCGTATGTTGCGGTGTTTACTGCAGCAAATACGGTGAGCATTTACCGAGCATAAGTAATTAGGGATGTGAGTCGGGTTGGGGGCGCAAGCCCCCACCCGGTTTAACAAGAAAGGAAATAGCAATGCCACAGTATTACGCAATACTTGATAACGGTCAATCTAAACCAAAGGGGTCAGCAATGGCACGCAGAAATCAGAATACGAATCGTCAGGGTGCAAAGAAGGTGAACTATCGCATGCGTGAGGGTTCCAACT